TGTTGTTGTTTGTATGTGTCTAATTATACCCACATAACATTGTTATGCAAGTGATATAGTGATTATTTTTTAGCTTGTGCCTTCAATGCTTTAGCCTTAAGTTTAACACAGTGCTCTATAAAATATTGTTGTGTCTCTTTATCCCATTCACTGAATAATTGATCAAAAGCATCTTGATCGAAAGAATCATTATCATACTGAATAGTTAACACTGATTCACTGTCACCCTCTGAATCACTACCGCCTTTCTTTGCTTGTTTCGGCTCTATGACTGGTGTTTGTCCTTTACCTAGTCCTTGCAATGATAATCCAGTCTTAGCCTTTGTCATAGCTCTATTGACTTGCACCTTAAGTGTTGCAGTGTCTTGATTATTATCTTTCAACCAGCACGCTATAGTTATGATTTTCTCATAGCCTTGTTTGCCTTGGTCAACTAGTGCTGTGATTCTAGATTGTGCACTACCACCTAGTTTATTGACCATTAGATAAATAGCGATAATCTCTCTCACTGGCCCTTGTAGGCCACTCTGATTGTCTAGCTTGTTATATAGGTCTAGGTCAATTAGATCCATAGGTAGTTGTGTAGTGTTTTTAGTCTTTGCTTTTGTCTTTGTTGTTGTTGTCATAGTATTTTCTCTTATGTAGTTTAATAGTGACACTGTTGTATTTATACTACACTGGTGTGCCTTTCCCTGTGTATGCCTGTATTATATCAAAGTGCTACCAGTGTGTCAACACTTTGTGTGACTTTATTTTATCCCTGACATAGCAGTGTTATGTGGTATCACTATATATTTTCTGTGTGTCACCTGTGTGCTCTAGAGTGTGAATCACTAGCATACACCTTTGTATTCTGTCCTGTGTGTCACCTGTGTGTCACCTGTGTGTTACCTGCCTTTTGAGTCCTGTAGTGCCACCAGGGGGACCCAGAGACCCCACGCACACTCCCGTGTGTAGCTCAAGTACAGATGGGAGGGACTTTGGGGGTATTAAGTTATTTAATAGATACACTGCATATAGTGCCTGGTGCGGGAAGGGACACTAGATGTAGTAGGGTATAACTTTATTTCACCTTAGCTATTGACTTTAGAGGGAAAGTATGGTATAATATTAGTATAGTAGTTCTTAAAGTTTACTACTAAAGATTCACCTGAAGAGCCTAACACTCAGACAACTCTTTAATCATCACCATTATGGTAACAGTAAAGTTTCATACCTAAAGTAATAAACTAAAGTGATAATCATTATAGTTATCAACGAAAGTAAAAACCTTAAGTAGGAACTTTATTTAACATTTATGTTCAATGTTAAGTTATCTAAGATTAGTCTTAAGTTAGGTTCTATTTTAGAACAGCACTAAGGATTAGTCTATGAGACCAGATGACAAAAGAAGGAATAATAAAGGGAACCCTAATATGGTTAAGGGTAAGTCTCTAAATCCTAATGGAAGACCTAAGGGTAGTGTCAATAAATATACTGCCTTAAGTAGAGAGTTAATGTCTACCAAAGGACCAGAGATTGTAGAGAAGGTCATAGAGATGGCTTTAGAAGGAGACCGTACTTGTCTTAAGATGTGTATGGATAGAATCTTACCTACAACTAAAGCAGTAGAGTTAAGGTCTTCTGAAGGTAATGGTCAGGTAGTCATCAACATAGGTGGTCTGGAAGCTAAGGTCATTGAGGCTGAAGAAGTAGCACCACTAGAGTATGCAGAAGGTGTCATCATTGAGGATACTCAGTTAGATGAGAAGGTAGTGAACATAGGTGGCTGAACTAGATGTTAAACTACACCCTGCACAGCTAGAGATATTTAACTCTACAGCTAGATTTAAAGTAGTATCAGCAGGAAGAAGATTTGGTAAGTCTAGGCTAGCAGCTTGGATACTAATCATTAAGGCACTACAGTCTGAAGAGAAGGATGTATTCTACATTGGTCCTACCTTCCAACAGGCTAAAGATATTATGTGGGGTATGCTCAAGGAATTACTATTAGGTACTGACTTGATAGCTACCACACACGAGAATACAGCTACTATGACATTAGTCAACGGTAGGAAGATTAGTCTCAAAGGTTCAGATAGACCAGATACTCTAAGGGGTGTGGGTCTAGCTTATGTAGTTCTAGATGAGTATGCCTCTATGAAAGTAGAAGTATGGGAACAAATCATCAGACCTACCCTAGCAGATGTAAAAGGTGGTGCTATGTTTATTGGTACCCCAGCAGGTAAGAACCACTTCTATGAGTTGTGGTTAGATGCTAATAAAGAAGAGAATGAAGACTGGGAAGCATTCCAATATAACTCTACAGACAATCCTTTGATTGACCCTGAAGAGATTAAGACTGCTAAGAATACTATGTCTACCCAAGCCTTCAGGCAGGAGTTCGAGGCTAGCTTTGTATCATTCACTGGTGGTATCTTTAAGTCAGAATGGATTATTACTGATGATGAAGAACCTGAAGATGGTAACTTCGTTATGGCAGTTGACCCAGCAGGTTATGAAAATGTGGAGAAGGAACGTGGTATTAAAGGCTCTAAATTGGATGAAACAGCAATTGCTATCGTTAAAATCGATGGTGACCATTGGTGGGTTAAATCTATACTTCACGGTCGTTGGTCCATTAAAGAGACCGCTAAGAAGATTTTATCGTCAGCTATTGACAATGAAGTCACGACTGTAGGTATTGAGGCAGGAGCATTAAAGAATGCTATATTACCTTATCTAGAAGATGAGATGAGAGTACAAGGTAGATGGGTACCTATTACTGATGTGACTCACGGTGGTAAGAAGAAAGTAGATAGAATTACCTGGTCCTTACAAGGCAGACTAGAACACGGGAAGATTACATTTAATCCTGACACCAGATACATTAAGGACTTAGAGACACAATTGATTGAGTTCCCTACTAGAGGAACACACGATGATATTATAGATGCCTTGGCTTACATAGACCAGGTGAGTGTTGCAGATTATATGCACACTATTGAATTAGATGAAGATTGGGAACCATATGATGACGTATCAGGATACTAGTAATTTATGAACTACAATAACGATAATGATTACCAAGCACTAGCAGGATGGCTGACTACAAGATTAACAGCCTGGAGACAACATAGAGATAATAACTACTTAACTAAGTGGGATGAATATTATCGTCTATGGCGTGGTATATGGTCTTATGAAGATAAGTCTCGTGAGTCTGAGAAGTCTAGATTAATCTCCCCTGCCTTACAACAAGCAGTAGAGTCTTCTGTCGCAGAGATTGAAGAGGCTACATTTGGTAGAGGTAAATGGTTTGATCTTAAGGATGACTATCTAGATCAGAATAAAGAAGAAGCAGAGAAGATACGTAACCTACTACAGGAAGACTTAGAAGGTGCAGGAGTTAAGGATGCTTTATGTGAAGTATTCCTTAATGGTGCTATATATGGTACAGGCATTGGTAAGATCATTACTGAAGAGAAGGTAGTACGCAAGCCAGCTGAAGTGCCTGTAGAAGGAACACTAACTACATCAAGAGAAGTACAAGAAGAGATGACAGTAGAGGTACGTGTTGAAGCTATCTCTCCTAAGGAATTCTTAATTGACCCTAGTGCTGAATCAGTAGATGAAGCCTTAGGCGTAGCTCACGAGGTATATAAGCCTAGATACGTTCTATCTGAAGGGATGGCTAAGGGTGTCTATAGAAACGTTGATATTGAAGGTGATGTTAATGTCGTACAGGTAGGCTTTGATCCTGAGTATTTAAATAGAGATGCTTCAGACCAGATTAAGATTACTGAGTATTGGGGTAAGGTACCTAAGAAATTCTTAAACAAGAAAGAAGCTAATGATGACTTCGAGTATGATGAAGATGAACTAGTTGAAGCTGTAGTTACTATAGCTAATGACCAGTATGTCTTACGTGCTGAAGAGAATCCATTTATGATGGAAGATAGACCTTTCATTACTTATCAACACGACCTAGTACCTAGTAAGTTCTGGGGACGTGGTATATGTGAGAAAGGTTATAATCCTCAGAAAGCATTAGATGCTGAGATGAGAGCACGTATTGATAACTTAGCTCTAACTACTACACCGATGATGGCAGCAGATGCTACTCGTCTACCTAGAGGTTTGAAGCTAGAGGTTAGACCTGGTAAGACTATTCTTACTAATGGTGACCCTAGACAGGCTATTATGCCTCTAACTCTAGGTTCTCCTAATCCTAATAATGATGCACAAGTAGCATTACTACAGAATATGATTCAGATGGGCACTGGCTCTACAGATGCAGGTTCACCAGACAGAGCTACTTCTAGTGGTATGTCTATGATGCAATCAGCAGCTATTAAGAGACAGAAGCGTACGCTGATGAACTTCCAGAACACATTCTTAATCCCTATGATTAATAAGACTATGTGGCGTAAGATACAGTTTGATGTAGAGAGATACCCAGTTAGTGACTATAAGTTTGTACCTTATTCTACTATGGGTATTATGGCTAAAGAACTAGAGATGCAACAGATGGTCTCTATGCTACAGTCTGTACCTAAGGACTCTCCAGCATTCAATGTATTACTTCTTGCTGTCTTCCAGAACTCTAGTATGCACAATAGAGATCAGGTAGTCAAATCATTAATGCAAGGTATGGAGCCTAATCCACAGCAACAGCAGATGCAACAGATGCATATGCAATTAGAGATGAAGCAGAAGGAAGCTGATATTCAGAAGACTCTAGCTGAAGCTCAAGATGAACAAGCGAGTGCTATGAGTAGAACTGCAGACGCAGGTATCAAGCAACCTAATCAATTAGATATACAAGAGAGATTAGTTAAGCTACAGAAAGAATTAGCTTCAATCGATAAGATGAAAGCAGATACAGATAATGTAGCTAGTGACACATATAGAAAGATTCCAGAGATGGAGCACCTTCAGTCGGAGACAATGCTAAACTATGCAAATGCACAAAGAACACAATACGGAAACTGAAACCTACTATCAAAATAGGATTCATTTAACAGAACAAGATGGGTGGAGAGACTTAGTTGAAGAACTGAATAATCTCGTAGACATCTACAGTAATTTAGATTCACTAGAATCTGATAGAGACCTTTGGTACGCTAAGGGTCAGTTGTCAATCTTAAGACAAGTAATTGGCTTAGAGGAAGCAACTAAACTAGCGGCAGAAGAACTAGATTTATTTTAGCTCTGCCATTTTATAACTTCATAACCCTACGGGGCGGAGAGTAACGATATGAGTAATATAGTAGTGGACACTGAAAGTCCTACAGAAGCAATAGCAGAAACACCTACAACAGACGTAACAGAAACAGTGATGACAGAAGAGGCTCCTTTAGAAGCAGCACCTGAAGAGTATCAAGTTCCTAGTAAGTTTGCAGGTAAGAGCACGGAAGAAATTATAAGTAGTTATCAGAACCTCGAAAAGGAAATGGGTCGTAAGGCTCAGGAAGTTGGAGAGTTAAGAAAGTTATCAGATAGTTTCCTTCAAGCTGAAGTAGCACGTCAGGGTAATCCACAAGCAGAATCCTCAGTAACAGAAGAGGAGCAAGGTATGGATTTCTTCGATGACCCAAATAAAGCGGTAAATCAAGCGATAGAAAATCATCCTAAGTTCCAAGAATTCCAACAGTATCAACAGCAGCAAGTTCAATCTTCTGCCAAGACACATTTGGAACAGACCCATCCAGACTTTGGTGACGTAGTAAAAGATACTAAGTTCCAAGACTGGGTCAAAGGTAGTCCGATTCGTATGCAGTTGTTTCAAGCAGCGGATTCTTATAACTATGATGCAGCTAATGAGTTACTTAATAATTGGAAGGACCGTTCTATGGTCTCGAAGACTCAAGAGGTAACACAACAGCAAGCATCAGAGCGAGAGTCTAAACTGAAATCAGCCACTACAGAATCTAGGAGTGCTTCGGGTTCAACAGGCGGAGGAAAGTCGTTCAGAAGAGCAGACCTAATTCGTTTGAAAATGGAAAACCCTAGCAAGTATGAGTCGATGGAACAAGAAATCTATGACGCTTATGCAGATGGTAGGGTTACTTAAAAGCTATTAACACTTAAGGAGAATATAAAATGGCAAATATGACTAATGGTGCGTATCACGCATCGACAAACCCAGGCGCAGTTGGTGCATTCATTCCAGAAATCTGGTCTGATGAGGTAATTGCAACTTACAAAGGCAACCTAGTTGCTGCTAACCTAGTACGTAACATCAGCCACGCTGGTAAGAAAGGTGATTCAATTCACATTCCTACTCCTGGTCGTAGTACGGCTAACCAAAAAGTAATCAATACTGACGTAACTGCTAACACAGATAATGCTGGTACTGAGACTGTAACAATTGACCAACACTACGAATACTCAATGTATATTGAAGACTTCGCTGAGTTGCAAGCTCTTAACTCTATGCGTAAGTTCTACACGGACGATGCAGGTTTTGCTCTAGCTTCTAATGTTGATTCTAAAATCATCACAGACTTAGATGGTGCTTCTGCACTAACTGGTGGTAACTCAGTATTAACTGGTGTTACTAACTGGGATACTTCAATCCTAGCAGCTATCGAAGTGTTGAATGATAGTAACGTACCTGTAGATGGTCGTTCACTAATCGTGACACCTTCTTGTATGACTGCACTAATGTCAACTGACCGCTTTACAGAGCAACAGTTCATTGGTGATGGTAATGCAATCAAGACTGGTAAGATTGGTTCTATCTATGGTGTACCTGTATTTATGTCTACGCAAGTGGGCACAGGTTCAACAGAGAAAGCTTTCTTGTTCCAAAAGGATGCACACGTATTGGCTACACAACAGTCTATCCGTACGCAGACTCAGTACAAACAAGAGAAACTAGCTGACTTATTTACTGCAGATACCATTTATGGTTCTAAAGTAGTTCGTCCTGGTTCAATCCAAGAATTAACTTCGTAGTAAGTTGATTTAACTCTAGCCCTTCAGTTAAATGAGGGGCTTTTGTTAAGTTTACTTTAAGGAGGTGATTCATAATGAAGTTATCTAAAAAGAAAAGATTAGCACTAGCGGTTAAAGCTATGAGAAGGAGAATGAACTAATGTCGATTGATAGAGGTCACGGAATTGCAACATCATCAGTCTTAGCAGATAGCTACGACCTAGATGGAATTATCGCTAAGTATGAGCAGTTTGCAGATACTTACTTAGGACACAAGGCAGTAGAGCCAACTACAGATGATGATGGTGATGCCCTTATCGTAGGCGCTCTATACTTCAATACTGTAGATAATGAACTTAGAGTATATGATGGTACTGATTGGCAGGCTGTATACGCTGGTGCGCTTAAGGTAAACAACTTCACTGGTGATGGTGCTACTATAGCTTATACATTAACTACTGCTCCTAATAATGAGAATAGTACACAGGTATATATCGATGGTGTATATCAACAGAAGGATACTTACACTACCGTAGGTGCTGTTCTTACATTCTCTGAAGCTCCTCCAACAAGTGCTGGTATCGAAGTAATGATTATCTCTTCTTTTGAGGTAAGCACTGCAGAGGCTCAAAACGTTACTTACACTCAAGGTGGTACAGGCTCAGTATCAAGAACAGTAGAGAACAAACTACAAGAGTCAGTATCAGTTAAAGACTTTGGTGCTGTGGGCGATGGCGTTACAGATGATACTACAGCTATTCAGGCAGCATTAGATAGTGGTGAAAAGAATATATTATTGCCAACAGGAACTTACAAAACTACATCAGTATTAAACAGACCCTCTCAGGTAAGATTTTATGGAGACGGTTGTTTTACTTCACAAATTGTTGCATCTCATAATGGTGTAATTATAGCAACTACCCCAGGCTCTCTTGAAGGAGACACTTATAATTCAATTGAAGACATAGGGTTTAAGAACGCAGCAACTTATAATAGCTCGATTGGCATTAGTCTTGCCAATATGAATCAAGTGGTTATCAAGCGTGTTAGAGTAGAGGATGGACCAGTAATTGGAATACAGTGTGTCTACGTACTTAATTCGGTTTTTGAGCAAGTAAGCTTTATCGATTGTAGTGATATCGGTCTATATATTTATTCATCAGGAGCGGCTAATGGAAATAATAGAAATGTCTATAGTCAAATAAACATTAATAACTGTGCAACTGGGATAAGACTTGATGGTACTGGCACACTGCAATCGGTGTTTAGTGATGTAAGTGTCGAAACAGCTACAGTAGACCCTGTGCTTATTAGTAATGGATACCTTGTTGTGTTTGATAGGTTGTATTTAGAAGGGAACACTAACTCAGTGAAATTAACAGGCGGTGATAATATCATCTTCAGAAATGTTATGAATGTATCAGTTCAAGAGTTTATTAACTCTACTGGTTTTGCTGCAACTAACGTGAGTGTAGATAGATTAGAAGATTACGGCTCTGGTGCAGGTATTCTTGCTAATGCAAATATTACTACTATAGACCAAGGTCAAATAAAATTCCCATCTACACAGATTCCTTCTAGTGACGTAAATACCTTAGATGATTATAAAGAAGGCACGTGGGAACCTTTAGATAATAGTGGTGCTGGTCTTACTTTTACACTAGGGGCTTGTACATACACAAAGATAGGCAGGATAATCACAGCGCACTTCGATATAACATATCCTACAACAGCAGACGGAAGTAATGCTGTTGTATCTGGATTACCTTATACCGCTAAAGGATTGCACGCTGTTGCTATTTCTACATCCACTGAAGCTACTTTAGTGAGAGGCGCAACGGGCAGTGATGAAAACTACTTTGTTTTCTACGATTCTGTTGCTGGATTAATACTTAACTCAACACTCAGTACCAAGGTTATTAGAGGTACTATAATTTATCATACGACTTAAAGGAGAATAAGATGAGCTTATCAGAACAAACAATAATTGAGACTGTTGAAGTTTCGGAAAAAGGAACAGTCTTTGTTCAGAAGACAACGCAAATATTAAAAGATGGTGCTGTCTTTGCAACAACAAATAACAGAACAGGATTCCCACCTGGACATAATGTCACACAAGAAGATGCAAAGGTGCAGGATATTTGTGGTGTGGTGTGGACACCAGAGGTGGTTAATGCGTACAGAGCCTCTCTTCCATCATAGGAGAATAGAATGTATAACAACGGAAACTCAAGTAAGAATGTAACAGGCTCATCAGTAGTTGATGGCACTATGGAGAGTGCAGACTATGCAGATAACGGACTATCAGGTGATAAGATTGATGGTGGTATTATTAGTAACTTTCAATCTACTGGTATTGATGATAGGTCTTCTACAGCTAAGAACATTACTCTAACTGATTCCAATACTACATTTTCTGGAGACATTAAAGTAGATAATGGAGCAGTATCATCAGTGGTATCTACTGGTACAGCAGCGGGTGTTGTGCAGATTTCTGGTGGCGGTACGGTTATAGGCACATCAAGCTTTGACTTAATCCAGAACGGAGTAGGCTCACACGTATGGGCTAGAAACAGCGAGCCGTTGATGTTTGCTACTGGCGGTACAGAGCGTATGCGTATTGATTCTAGTGGTAATACTTTCATAGGCGGCACTACTGAAAATCAAGAGGGTGCATTTACAATACGACCTAACACTTCTAATGGTAGTTGTATGATACAAATGAACAGAGCAACTACAACAGCAACAAGTAATGCTCTTGTTTTTTATGATGGAGGTGCAGGTGTTGGTGCGATAACATATACAGACACAGCGACAGCGTATGGTACATCTTCAGACTACAGACTAAAAGAAAATGTTGTTCCGATGACTGGCTCTATTGATAGACTTAAAGCATTAAAGCCTAGTAAGTTTAACTTCATTAGAAACCCTCTTAAAACTGTTGATGGTTTCCTTGCTCACGAAGCAGGTAACGTAGTTCCAGAATGTGTTATAGGTACTAAAGATGCTATGATGGACGAGGAGTATGAAGTAACACCTGCTGTAATGGACGGTGATACTGTCGTAACTGAAGCTGTTATGGGTACTCGTAGTGTTCCAGATTATCAAGCTATAGACCAGAGTAAGCTAGTTCCATTATTGGTAGCAGCACTACAAGAAGCAATCGCAAGAATTGAAGTATTAGAAACACCTTAACCAAAGGAATAAATCATGGGATTAACTAAAGCAACAAACAGAATGATTACAGGGGCATCTTCCAATGTACTAGATTTTGGTGCAGTCGGTGATGGCGTTACAGAAGACACAGCAGCTATTCAGGCTTGTATCGATGCGGTTGCTGCTGCTGGTGGCGGTACTGTTGACATTCCAAACGGTACTTATATAACTGATACATTGAGAGCCAAACCTAATGTAGATATTTATTTCTATTCTGGTGCGTGGTTAAAACTAAAAGCCGCAGCTTCAGGCACTACAGCAGTTGGAACTGTTTATCCAGTGATTGCAATTCTATCAGCAGATAGTTGTGAAAACATTAAAATTATTAATGCTAACTTGGATGGTAATAGGGCAAACCAAACCCCTTCAGGTGATAGTAGTCATTATGGTATTTACATTTCTCACGGTGATACACAAAACGGTAAGATAACAGTATCAGGCGCTCATATTAAGAACTGTGCCACAGATGGCATAACAGTCAATTCTGACTGTACTAAAGGCTTTACCAGGATTACAGACTTCTTTATTGACAACTCAAGACGAGGTGGTATTTCTGTAGTACAAGGATATGAGGTGTTTATATCTGGCGGTGAAATTATCAACTCTAATGGTGTAGCGCCAGAGTTTGGTATCGATATAGAATCAGCAGGCGGTGATTGTCACAACATTATGGTTGATAACGTCATAACTAGAAACAATGCTGGCGATGGCTTCGCTGTAGGTAATCCATACACTGAAGACAAGCACGCTAATATCCAGTTTAATAACATTAAATCAATAGGTGACAATAGAGGCTTTCACGCTACAAACGCAAGTGAGTCTATGATAGTCAGAGGTTTACAGGTATATAACTCTAACCTCGTGGGGGTATGGGTTCAGGGTGGAAAGAATATCATGTTTGATGGCATCCATGTATGGAACGCTGGTCAAACCTCCACTTCAGATGGTATAACGATTGGTGCTAATAGTTCAATACTTCCTGTCAATATAGTATTAGATAATATTGTTATTCAAGATGACCAAGCAGCAACAACAACAGCTCATGGTGTCAATATGAGCAACGGTACGAATGTCAAAATTGGAAAGGTTGCTGCATTTATTACTGATGCTGGTTGGACATCAGAGGTTATCTACGGAGGAACTAACGCATCAACAACAGACACAGGTGCTAAATATTCAGGAAACTTGAATACGATTGTATTTGAGAAAAACCAGATAGCTGCAAGCACTGCATTTAATAATATTCCTTTCCATACAGACAGGGCAGCAGGTAATAATATATATTCTTTTACTGCACCTTTCGATGGGTCGGTGATAAGTTTCGGCTGTCAGGTTTACAATGTTATTACAGCAGGAACACTCTCTGCCAAAATGTTAATTGGTAGTACCTTCTCAGGAACTTTAACATTAGACAGTTCAAACTCCACTGGTAAATTATATTTTGATGCAGGAAGGTTTACTTTTAATGCAGGTGATTTGGTTAAATTTCAATACTCGACAGACTCAGGTTTTCTTCCAACAGGTTCAGCAGCTTTTATGGCGTGGGCGTTAATTAGATATGACGATTAATAATAGGATAAATTATGTATAACCAAGGCAACACACTAAACTACAATTTAAGGAGAAATAAATGAAAGCATTCAAACAATTAAGAGGCGCACGCGGACAAGACACAGGTGCAATTAATACATCAGATACTTACTACGCAGGTGAACTAGCAGCAGCTACTAACCAGTCAGTAACATTACCATCAGATGCACATATCTGTGTATTCAGTGCTAATGGTGACTTCTATGTAAGATATGACGGAAGTGCAGCAACTGTACCAACTGGCTCTATTGCAGCATCTACTGTTGATTTAAACCCAGGTATCAGAGATGTATCAGATGCAACAACATTAAACATCATTGCACCAGCAACTACTAAGATTACTCTAGCGTTCTACGCATAAGGAAACACCATGGAACTCTCGGAAGTAATACTAGCATTAGTAGGCGGTCTTGCAACGATTAGCGCTTGGGTTATTAAAAG